GGAGAATACTGATGAGAAATCTCAGGATGCTGGCATTGGTGTGTAGTGGAGCCGTCGCGGGCTTGCTGGGTGTCGGGCTCGCCATTGTCGGAACCGCCAGTGTGACGGAGTTGCCGCCGGAGCCGGCGCCGTTCATTCGCGGGGAGAGTCCGTGGAAGCCGGTCGGTCCGATTCTCCCAGCCCATCGGTTCTGGCCCCCCAAGGTGATCCATCAGCCGGCCCCGGTTCCGCCTGAGTTGGCCGAGGCGCTGCGGATCATGGGCGACCCGGAGTTGCGGTCCAACGCGATAGCCGAGGCGATCAGGGAGATTCCGCTGGTGACCAACGTCCCGTCTTGGTGGGCAGGGGTGGAGCGAAGCCAGATAACCAACGGACTCGCGTTCGACCTCGACTTCGACCTCGACTTTGTGATCGAGGCCCTGGAGCTGGCCGCTGAGTTTGTGCGGGATCCAAGCGGTGCCGTCGCGGTCCACCCTGTCTATTACGACGACGCCACGCAACTACGCCGAATGGCCGACCGGCTGGACCGCCAGAAGGTCGCTGCCCGCAAGATCCGCGAGGCCATCGAACGGCTCAAACGCGAGAAGGGGTTGGGAGAGGAGCGAAACCGGCGAAGGTTCTGATGCGATGATCCCGACGTACCCAATCAACCTGAAGATGGAGCCCATCAGTCCGTTGGATCTTTGGCCCCTCTCTGTTCACCTTCCGGTCACGATGAGACAGGGCCACCATGGCGGGAGCTATAAAGTCGTGCTGTTCAATGACGAGCACTATGCGCTGGGCGAGGGCGTGACATTCCACGACGCCGCGCTCTGCGCGCTGTACGGCTGGGCCGGCGCCTACGACGGCTCCGAGGCGTGCCAGATGATCTACGACTTCATCAAGGCGAGGGAAATCGAGTGAAACGGCTCCTCAAAGAATCGGTGCGGTTGCTCTGTCCTGGGTGCAAGGACACCGACTTCATCGACCGGCCGAATGATGTCCCACCAAACACTGTCACCATCGTCGCCTACTGCCCCCAATGCTGGACGGCAGGCCGGTCAGTCAGTGACCTCAAATACCTCGATGCGGGCGGCTCGCAGATCGGCCCGGATTTACCGCTAAAGGCAATCATCCGAGACCTCCTTCCCGAAGCGCCGTCACCACCGAAGCGTAAGCCGAGGCCAAACTATCCGCGTTGCATTGTCTGCCGGTCCACGGCTCGCGGTCCATCGTCGTTGTACTGCTCAGAGAGGTGTGTCCATGCGTACCATCAAAGCCAACGTGATGAGGCTCTTGCCGTTCTGAAGTGGGTTTCACCGCTACCACCAATCCCGCCCGAGAAGGTTCCGAGAGACGAACCGCCGAGCCGCCGGCGCAAGGCCCGCCCCAGGAGCATCCCCACTCGCCACCACTTCGATTTCAGTTATGATCTTCGAGGCCGACACGCCGAAAGCCAGATGTGTCGTTGCAAGCCGGTCGTCAACCTCTGCTGGGAACCCTACACCGACGACCCGGACGATGGGATCCACTGGGTTCGCCTCGTGTTCCATCGGTCCTTGCGGCATCCGAGACCACGGGCAAGTCTCCACCCGGACGTCCTCCCCATGGAAGCCCCGGCCTACGTTGCGGGCCTGCTCGATTGCGTGTCTCAAATGGCCCGACACGCCACCCAGTACCGAGCCGGCTACCCCAACCGCACATGGGGAAGGTTCTGGTAGGCACGAAGTCTGCACAAGGGGAGGCTATGGCTCACCCCACGCGCCGAATCAAGGTCTCCGAGCGGAAGCTGGGGCGTGAACGCGCTTGGGGTAGGCAACTTCCTCGAAAGATCGAACTGGACCCCCGCCTGCAGCCAAGGCCGCGCATGTCGGTTCTCATCCACGAGGCGTTCCACCAAGCCTACCCAGAGATGTCCGAAGCCCAGGTCGACCATGGCGAGAAGGTCGTTTGTAAGATCCTCTGGTCCCAGAACTACCGCCGCGTTGCCCAATGAACGCCCTCTCCCCAGCCAAACGCAAGGCATCGTCCGGCACCTGGAAAGCGGCTCAAGGCAACATCTCTTGGAAAGCGACCCAGCCGCCGCCCAAGCCCGAGAGCCCGGCTGCGCTGGGGCGCCGTGTCATGGGCGATCGATGGCTCGACGCTCCCCATATCGGCCTGATCGACAAGCTGGTGGTGGACGCCTGCGACGGGACGCTCCGCGAGCAGGGGTACATCGGAGCCATGGTGATCCTTCCCCCCCGCCACGGGAAATCTTGGATGATCTCTCAGTTCACGCCCGCTTGGTTTCTCGGCACCCATCCCCACCTGAACGTGATCCTCGCGTCCTACGAGGCCGAGTTCGCCGCGAGCTGGGGGCGCAAAGCCCGCGACATCCTCACCGAGCACGGTCAAAAGGTGTTCGGGATCTCCGTCAGGGACGACTCCCACGCAGCAAACCGATGGGAAGTGGCCGGCCGCGGCGGCGGGATGGTCACGGCAGGGATCGGCGGGCCAGTCACAGGGAAAGGCGGGCAACTCCTGATTCTCGATGACCCGATCAAGAACGCCGAGGAGGCCAGTAGCGAGGTGATCCGAGAGAAACACTGGGAATGGTACACCTCGACCTTCCGCACCCGGCTCGAGCCGGACGGGGCTATTCTTCTGTTGGCGACCCGCTGGCACGAAGATGATCTTCTGGGCCGATTGCTGGCGAAGATGCAGACAGACCCCAAAACCGACAGATTTCGCGTTCTACGGCTCCCGGCGCTGGCCGAGACACAAGCGGAGCGAGACGACTGGAACAAGCGCCACGGTCAAGCTATGGGCGAACGCGACCCCATAGGGAGGAAGCCCGGACGCCCGCTATGGCCGGTGCGCTATCCCCTGCCCGCCTTGGAGGCCATCCGGGCCAGTACCCCGTCGAGGACGTGGGGCGCATTGTTCCAGGGCGACCCGCGGATCGCCGAGGGCGCCTTCTTCGAGCGACTCCCCAAGATCGTCGATGCCCCGCCGTCACCGATCATCAAGACCTCGAGGGGCTGGGATCTGGCCGCAACCGAAGCAAACGCCAAGAACAAGGATCCTGACTGGTCGGCTGGGGGTAAGATCGGGCTGACGGCGAACGATCAGGTGGTCATCATGCACGTCGAGGAGACCCGGGACAGCCCCGGCGCCGTCGAGGTGCTGGTGAAGCGGACTGCCAAGGACGACGGCCACGCGACTTCTCAGCGCATTGAGATGGTTGGGGCAGATGGCAAGGCAACTGTCAGCCGATTCGTGAGGTTGCTCCGGGGGTACGATGTCAAGGGCGTCCCGACTGGCGCCCATTCCAAGGCCGAGCGGGCGCGGTCGTTCGCGGGGCACTGTTACACGGGCAACGTCTACCTGTTGCGGGATCCGACGTGGAACGAGCGGCTCCTCGCCCAGATGCGGTCTTTCCCGTTCGGGACGCACGACGACATGATCGACGCCATCGTGACGGCCTTCAACGACCTGGGGATCGTAGCGGGGAACCAGCCGGCCCTCCCGGACGCCCCCGAGGGCCTGATCGTGGAGGAGTTCGACCACCGGATCGATCTGCGGACGTTCCGTGTCTGGTCCGTCCGGCCGTCAATGTCGGCCGTGGTGTTATTCCAGATGGTTCCCCCGGATCGCCCCGGACTGAAGGACGACCGGCTCCACGTTCTGATGGAACACCATCGCCAGGCCGAACTCTCGCCGGCGTTCATCGAGCAGGTTCTCGCCAAGACTGTTGGGGTCTGCAACGGGCCGGATGCCGAGGACTGGTTCATCGTGGACAAGGCGAAACCGGACCCGTTCGAGAAGGCGTGTCTGAAACTGGTCCGGTCGGAGGGGATCCAGCCCGCGGCCGTGCTCCTGGATCCCGCGCACGGTGTCATCGTCACCAACGAGGCCATTCGGAACAAGCTGGTGTACGTCGACACCTCATGCGAGGTGCTTCGACAAGCTCTCACCACGGGGCTCTCGTTCGACAAGGACGGCGAACTCGTTCAGGATCCATTCTGGGAACCAGTGGCGCGCGCCCTCGTCGGCGCGGTGATGCGGGTGTTCACCCTCAAGACTGGACGGAAGGGATTGAGCGTTCTTCGTCCCGACCCGCTGACGACCCCGAGCCAGATAGCGGCCGTAAATCCCACCGATCCACCGCCCCAGGTCGGCGACCCTACCCCCAAGCCGTTAAAGAAGTACCAACCCCTTCCTGCGCGGCACACCAGCCGCGTCTGGCGCCCGCAACCGATGGGCGTCCCGCGCACTCCGCGCCCCCGCGACTGACCGCTCCGACCGATTCCCGACCAGTTGGCACGGGTTTCGCTATAGGGGAGGTATCTCGATGGGAAATCACTCTCGTCAACGAGGAGGAACCGTTATGCACCGCTACGCCAGAAAACTCGCCGTCTCACTGTTCATCGCCGCCTTGTGCGGTTTGTTTGTGTCCCAAGTCCACGCCCGGAGTCTGCTCCCGCAAGAAATCAACAAGGCCCTCGATGCGACGTCCAACGCCTACGTCGCTGCCGATGTCGTTGTGTCGGCCGCGCACCTCGCCGGGGATCTCGTTCAATCCAACGCCGCGGTGGCGAACATCGCAACGGCGGCTGGCGCCAAACAGACTACCAACGCTTCTTTGGATGAGCTGGTCCTCAATAATGGCGGCAATTTGACCAACCTTGCCGCTGCATCGGGTATGCAGGGCACGAATGCGAACCTCGACGCCCTGGTGCTCAACGCTGGAGCCGGATTGACGAACCTGACGTCTGGCACGTCCGGGTTACAAGGAACGAACGCCGCGCTGGATCGGCTCGTTCTCGACGCCGGTTCATCGCTGACCAATCTGACGGATGGGACCAGTGGGTTGCAGGGGACGAATGCGGCTCTTGACGCTCTGGTGATCGCCAATGGGGCGAACCTGACGAACGTGACGGCTGCCTGGCAGTATGCCACCGAGCCGGCCACCAGTGAAGCGGCCTTGCCCGGACTGGGGTACTGGCTCGCTCTCGACACCGCTACCGCGACCACCTCGTATTGGGGGAAGGCGAACATCGCCGGCGTAGGCACGAACTGGTTGCGGCAAGCCGCTGCCGGCCTGGAAGCATGGTAGGCGACGGAGGCTCTCATGCCCCGGCGCTACAAGGCGATGCGGGATGAGTTCCTTGCCGATGGGCTGACGACACGCGAAGCCAAACGCAAGGCCGCCCGGATCTTCAACGCCACCCGCAAGCGGGGTGAGGCGCCAGTCACGGGCTATCACCCCACACGGAAGCGGAAGCGCCGGGCCCGCCGTCCTCTCGGCGGGCAACGCACGGCCAAGGAGTGTAGCCGAGTCCTTCTGTAGAGCGATACCATCATGCCTCTCCTCCTCGACCAACCACCCGCGACAATGCCCTCCCCCATGGCGGGGGCGCCGGGGGTGGTGACGGAAGAACGCGACCCCGAGGCCGAGCAGGCCAAGGTTGTCACTTTCGTCATGGAACGGATGACGGTATCCGAACGGTTCGACCGCTCTTTCAAGGACGCCGCCCTTCGCCACTGGGAGTACCTGTTCAACATCCTGCCCGACGACTGGCCCTACTTCTCCCGGTTCTTCGAGCCCGAGACGTCGACCACCTCGAACGACGTGATCGAGGGGTTGATGTCGGCCGTGTTCAACAAGGAACGGCCCTTCGACCTGATCCCCGTCGAGGTCGATGACGAATTGCAGACCGAACTGTTCCGGCTCCTGATGGACTTCACGCTCCGCGAGAAGACGAAGTACAAGCTGAACACCTACTACCAGGTGCAGGAGTCGGTGTTCTTCGGTAACGGGGTGCTGAAACACACGATCCAGCCTCGCTCTTGGGTCGAACGGCGACGGGTGCCCGTGTTTGGCGGGGATATGCAGCCAACGGTGCTCGGGATGCGCGACGTCCAGGAGCAGAAATACGAGGTCTGGCCGGTCACGAGGCCGATCTCCCGGTTCGATTGTTTCCCGGCCGCGACCGGCGGCACGATTCAGGAGATGCCCTATTTCATCGAGCGCCTGATCCTACCCCTCGACAGGATCAAGGCCATCGGCGCGTGGGCCGGTTGGCAGAACACCGAGAAGCTGACTGGGTTCATGGCGTTGGACCGCAGCGAGGGCAACGTCTGGGGCCAATGGTCCGAGGCCACCTACGACATCTACCAGCGATTTGCTGCCATCGGCTACGACACGCGCGAGGGCACGCCTGGGGACGGCGGGCAGAACGCGGTCAAGTACGGTGAACTCCTGATCTACTCCGAGGCACCACCCGACCGGGACGGCGGCGGGCGGATCATCGTCATCGGCGACCGTAAACACCAACTGAAGTTGACCCCTGAGAACCCGTACCATCACGGGCTCAAGTGCTACTCCGAGATCAAGTTCGAGCCGCGGGGCGCCCAATACTGGCAGGCGCGCGGCGTGCCCGAGAAGATCGAGCCCATGCAGGTCGCGCTGAACGTCCGCATGAGCCAGATCGGCGACATCATCGAGGAAGCCCGCTCCCCGATGCTGCTGGTCGGTGACGGCGCCGGCGTCGAGGATCTGACGGACCTGGATCCGTACCCGCGCGCCCGGGTGCGCGTGTCGGACGTCAACGAGATCAAGTCCCTCGACCGGCAGCCGGTCCCCCCGGATATCTGGTCCGACGTCATGCAACGGCGGGCCGCGATCCAGCGGGTCGGCGGATCGACCGACTACTCCAAGGGGGTTGCGGGAGCCACCAGTGGGCTCTCCCGCGGCACCGAGACCGCTACGGGTATGAGCCTACTCATCAACGCGGCGAACGCGGCCAAGTCCTTCAAGTGGCGACTGGCCGAGGAGACAGGGATCACGGACGGTCTGAACATGATCGCCGCCCTCATCCAGCAGTTCATGGACACCCCACAGAAGGTCAGGATCCTTGGCGAGAACCGGGTGCTACAGGATGCTGGGTTCAAGGAAGTCGTGGAGGTCCGCCCCGAGGACATCAGCGGTCGGTGGAACTTCTTTGCCGTGGGCGCCTCATCGTCCATCGACAACGCCACCCAGGCCGAGATTATGACGAGGATCGTGACGGGCGGGATGGAGTTGCCCGAGGTCCGGGCCCGCCTGAAGCAACTCGATGCGTGGGTCGAGGGATCCGAGAACAGCGGGATGCGGAATCCGCGCCGGTTGCTCCGATCCGAGGAGGAGATGGCTCAACTCGAGGAGCAAGGTGGTGGCGAAGCGGCCCAGCAGGCGGCGGCGATGGAGGCTCAGAAGCAGCTCGAACTCATCAAGAGCCTCGATTACAAGGACGCCCCGCCGGACATCAAGATGCAGTTGGAGGCCATGGCGGGCCTGCAACCCTCACAACTCCACCAGATTGTTGCCTATTTGCAGTCGATGATCGATGCACAACCAGCACCGCCGGGCCAACCGGCTCGGGCAAAAGCAGGAGGGGGAAAGAGGTAAAGAGTGGGCGCCCTTCGAGAGTTTATCGGCATGGTGCATGAGGTAGTGAAACGGCACCGGCAACGACACCGATCGAGGACGACCCTCGACAAGATGACGAGCGCCGAACTCCACACGCGGATCGAGAACGCGAGGCGCGTGGGAGAGATGATGACCCAACCCGGGTGGGCGATCTTTCGTGACCGGGGCCAGGAGGGGATCGCCGATGACAAGGACGCTCTCGTGGCGATGTTGCCGGAAAAGTTCACTTCGGCACAGGGATTGCATCAGAAGGGTTTGATCCTTGGTGAACAACGGATGTTGAACGTGGGTGCCACGATCATCGAGGAGGGTCTCCAAGCCGAGGCCCAGCTTGAAAAAATAGATGCGGAAGCGCAGACACGGCGACCGCTAAGGCAAGGAAATGTAGGTTTGCGGGGTGGCGCAGCCAGGTAGCGCGTCTCGCTGATGCGTGGGAAAATGCAACTGAACGGCACAACGAAAAAGAGACTGGCAGCGCATAGGTATTATCTCCGCAATTCCGTGAAGATGAAAGCGAGGGCGCGCGCTTTCAATGTGGCGCGCAACGCGGCCCTCCGTGTTTTCGTCAGGAAAGTAAAGGAAATCAGTCCGTGCGTTGACTGCGGAAGGACGTATCCCTGGCCTGTGATGGAGTTCCACCACAGAGAGGGAGAGGAAAAGCGCGGTAACGTCTCGTCCATGATGAGCCAATCGCTCGCGCTCAAGACCATACAGGATGAGATCAACAAGTGTGATGTTCTTTGTGCAAACTGCCATCGTCTGAGGACGTTTGGCACAACGATGCGGGAGGATTAGGGCTGGTGCTCTAACTCGGCTCATACCCGAGTAACCCGGGTTCGATTCTCGGTCCCGCTACCAATTTTCCCGAGACGGTGAAAGGAGCCAGTGGGCTTGCTTTCGCGGGCGGGCGGTCTGTGACCGCGGGGTTATGAGCACCCGCGAAAGTACCGTCTCGGGACACTTTGCAGATGTCGGCGTTGGACACCTCGTAGGGATGCGAGCCCATCGCCACACGCAGAACTGGTGAGGCAAGGAACATGTAAAGTCATGGCCCAAACTCAAGAAGCCCCTCCCGGGACCGAGCAACCGGGCGTCGCGCAGCCTCCCGCCGTGGAGACACCTGCCGCTGGCGCCGGAGCCCCCCCGGCTGACGTGGTAGTGGATCCAGCAATCAGCACTCAGATCGCAGAGGGTCTCGGTGAATGGTTGCAACCCACTCCCGCCGCAGCCGAAGGCACGCCGACCGAGCCGGGCGAAAGCGCCGCCGCAGACGATCCAGCCGGGGCTGGGCACCCGCCTGCGGAAAAGGCAACGGCAACCCCCGCCGCAGAGAAGGGGACCGCGGACGACAAGGGCGACAAGCCCGAGTCGACCGGGGTAGAGACCGAAGTGGCCGATTTGCTCAAGATCGCAACACCGGATTCTGAGAAGCCGGCCGCCGAGGGCTCTGAGAAACCACCAGCCGAACTCCCAACGACCGCCGAGGACGTGGCGAAAGCCATCGACCCCACGGGCAAGGGAACGGCTGACGAAAGACTCACAAACGCTCAATCGCTGATCGGGCGACAGGGCAAGGAACTGGGCGACGCGCGCGCTGAAGTACGCCAGGTGCAAGGGGTACTCGCCAGCGTGGACAAGTATTTCGTCCGGGATCCCTCGACTGGCGAGGTGCAAGGCGCCTCACCGGCCGGGCTTGTTGAACTCTCCAGATCGGTCCCACAAGAAGAACTCTCAGCGGCCTTGGCGGAAGCCGGGGTGAAACTGGTCCCCCTGGATTACAAGGGGGATGGGGCCGAGGCGGCTACCGACACCGAGACGTTGGCGGTAATCAACGAGATGATCCCAGGCGAAGACCTCACCGTTGAGGAAAAGGTCGCCGAGATCCAGGCCAACCCAATGCGGAAGCTGGACTTTGACCGGAAGCTGCAACGCATTGAGAACCAGAAGTTCGCCAAGGAATCGACCGCAACGCTGAGGAAGCAACAAGCCGACGAAGCGTTACGGACCGAGGTCAGGGGCGCCGTCGCCGAACTCCAAAAGCTACCCTTTTGGAAGGAGATCGTGCCCGTCATTGACCGTTGGAACAAGGCTGTTCCGATGGACAAACCCCTCGACGGCAAACAACGGGTCGACGTGATGTATCGGCTGGCCCGTCTGGATCGGTTGGTTAAGACCGAGATCCCGCAAC